TCTCAGGATCATTCGGCGGCGTTTTCCCCGCGTCGATCATGAAGATCGGCAGGTGATAGCAGGAACAGATCGTTTCGGCGGTCCAGTGCAATTGCTCGATCAATTGCGCGTCCACGGCGTTCACGGTCATCGCCTGGTATTCGAGCCCATCGCCGAGCACGGCGACCTTGCCGGCGTTCGAGCCCGAGAAATTGGTATCCCAATACGCCTTGAGGCGTTGCGCGGTATCGTCGCCGATCGCGCCGGGCGCCGTGAGCACGCCGCCGGGATTGCTGCCGTTGGCGAAAAAGCGATTGGAATTACTCTGGATGGTTTGGCCCTGGAGCGCCGACAGCCCGCACGCGAACAGCGGCGACACGCCCATCAGGGGATGCCAGAGCGTGATCATCGTGTCGTGGATGATCTCGGAGGCGGGCGCCACCAGCCCTTCCGGCGGCACGGGCGCGAGGGTGATCCCCGTCAGTTCCGGGCGATCGAGCTTATACCAGACCGATCCATCGGGCGCCACGAGCACTTGCACGCGCGCCGGATCGAGCACATAGAGCGCGACCACGACGCCGCGATCGTCGCGCTCTTTGAGCACGTAGGTATTGCCCCAAATGAGCTTGCTGGTGATCCACTGTTCCACAAACTTATGAATCGTCTGGTAGCGGTTCGGCTTGCGGAGCACGGGCGAATAGGCCGGGTTGCTCGTCTCGCGCCAGATGTCCACGTCGATCTGCTCGACGAGCTTGAGGCGCAGTTTGCCGATGTCCGAGGCGATCAGCGTCGTGCAGGCAAACACCGCCCAATACGACAACGCGCTTTCCGCGGTGATCTCCTCGTTGCGTTGCCAGCCGCCCGTCGTCGCTTCCCGAATGACGGAGAGAAACGAGGCGCCGCGCCCGTGAATCGGCGAGAGGGCGCCGGGCGGCGTCAGGGCGCGCGATCGGGTAATCGTCAGACCGAGGATATTCATAGAATGAGGCGCGCCCGGCCGAAGGGGGGGTATCCACCAGCCGGGCGCGTCAGGCGCCGAGGGTTACCGCTTGCGGGCGTCGTCGCCCGCCGCGAAGCCGGTCGGCGAGATCCGCACGGGATACGTCGCCGCCGTCAGATACTTGACCGCGTTCGTGCCGGCGCGCTTCCAGTTGATGAAGCGTTCCGCGCGCAACCCGACCAAGTTGTTCTGCCAGAGCGACACGTAGACCGTGGTCGCATCGCCAGGCGTCACGGGCGCCGAATCCATTTGGATCGAGGCTTCGCGCGAGGCGTCGATCGTCACGCCGCCATCATCGGCATACAGGATCAACGACGGCTGCAGCCCGATGACGTTCGATCCCGCGGCCTGGCTGGCGATCACGGACAATCCGCCGTCGACGCTGCCGCCGCTCGTCGACATCGACGGGAATCCGCGCGAGCCGTCCACGCCGCGATGCATCGCGAGCGCGCCCGCGTTCACTTCCGACATGATCAGCGTGACGCCGTTCAGCGGGATATTGAAGCTGGCGAAGTGCTGCATCAGCGCCAGGATGTCCATGAGCGGATCATTGGACGACGCCGCGGTCGGCGCCCCGTTGGTGATCGACGCCGGATTGACGCCGGCCACCGCCGCCACCGCCGGATCGATGAACTGTTGATCCAGAAACGCCGCGATCCCGGCGACCATGTCGGCGCGGCAGAGCGCCTCCGCGGAGGGATTCGACAGGCGCACCAGTTCTTCGGTCAGGACGATGATCCCGGCCGCTTTGGCGATCCCGAGCGTTTCTGACGTAAACGCCAGTTTGGTGACGGGTTTCGCCTTGCCCTCTCCCACCCAGCCATACGCGCCGCCGGCCGACTGCGCCGGCACTTTGGTATTGAACGGGACGGTCCGCAGGCCGTTGATCTTCCCGATGATCGTGGCCGGCCGCAGCAGCGCGATGAAATCGTTGGCGATCGTCTGGTTGACCAAGGGCCCGGCCCAGGTCGCATCCGTGGTATTGCCCGCGGCCACGGCGGCTTTGAGGTAGAGCGCCACTTCCGGCGTCGAGTCCTGCCAGCGGGCGCGGGCGTATTCGGCCGCTTCGCCGAAATTGCCCTTGCACTGCAGCACGGCGCACGCGGCGCGCACAAACGCGGATCCCTGGGGCAGCTGCGACTTCGCGAACAGCACGCGCGAGTCCGACACGGGCGCCGAGGCGGGCGCCTGGCTCACGGGTTTCGCCGACGCCGCCATGCGCGCGGATTGCTCCGTCAGGCGCACCAGATGGGCGTCGAGATCGCTCACCGCCTTCGACAGCGTGTCATATTCGTTCGCCGCGTCCGCGGAGAGCGTCGCCGGGCCCGCCGCTTCCATGATCTCCGTCAGGCGTCCCGTTTTCATCGCGCGATCGTTCTGCGCGAGCGTGATCGTTTCGGTAATGGTCATCTTCGTTCTCGGAGGCACGCCCGGAGCGCCGGGCAGGGTTGGGCCAGTCGCGGCCAGAAAGGGCGCGTCGAGGGATTTCACGAGGGCGATCGTCGCGTCGGCATTCGCCGGCACGGCGACGAGCGACAGTTCGCAGATTTCGATCGCGTTCAGATCCTGCCCGCCGTGCTTGTTCAGCGGCGCCGCGCCCGTCAGGCGATAGCCAATCGACACGCCGCGCAGCAAGCCGGCTTTGAGCGATTGCCAGGCTTCATCCACGCGATCGCGGAGCGTGCCGGCTTCCCGAATGACCGGCAGCGACGCCGTAAACGGGATGCCGGCCGCGGTCGGCGTGCCCAGCGTGACCAGGCCGATCGGCCATTGGCGCGCGTGGTGAAACAGCAGCGGGAGCGGATTGGTAAAGCGGGCGCCCAGCGGGTTGACCACGTCGCCCTGGCGATCGGGCGTCGGCGTCGTGGCGATCCCGGTGATCGTGCGCGTGGGCTCGTCGATCGACTTGGTGTCTAGGAAGGAATACGCATGCTCTAGCATGTCGGTGGCCCGACACACTAGAGCAAACGCGCGGCGCGACGAGTTTTCTAATAGAAAAACTGGCTAGACGGTGCCCTTCTCCTGGTTGATCCGCAGCAGGCGGTGGCCGTAGCTCCGTTCTTTGCGTTTAAACACCCGCGGCGGCATACGCCGGCCGGACCCGGTCATTGTCGCGACTTGCTCGCCAGGATAGGCCGAGACAGCCTCGGTATAGGCCGACTTGGCCGCGTCGCGCGCCGCGGTTTCTACCTCTGGCGCGTTTGGCGACTTGCCGGCCGCCTTGGCGCGCCGGACGACTTTCCGGCGCGCCGCCGAGCGGGCCAGATTCGCTTTTCTTCCAACCTCGGTATAGCGATGCCGTTTGGCTTGAATCGGGTTACGGAGCTGGAAGGTAAACGGCTGAATCGGATCGCCGGCATCGAAGCCGATCACGTAGCCCTGCACGGCGTAAGGCGTCAGAAACACGAATCGCTCGCTACCGTTCTTAGTGAATCGAATCGTTTGGGTGTCGGTTTCAATCCGCGTCGCGTCAGGGATCGCCCGCGCGATCGCCTGGGAGACGACGCACTTATAGGAATCATTCACCTTGGCCTTTGCGATGTCTTTTTCGGTCACCTCGATGTTGTAGCGGTTCGCCTTGGGTTTGGGTGCTGCCATTCTCAACCTCCAATCATGGTGTATTGTATGCGGACGAATACAATACACCACAACGGCCCATACTGTATTGTATTTGGTCGCATACAATACGCCATGCGCAAGACTACTCTTGGTCGAGCCGAGGGATCCGCAGATGGATCAAATGGCGCACGATCGCGGAGAGCGACGTTTCGTGCTTTTTCGCTAGTTTCAGTAACGAATCGTAATCGGTCACGCGGATCCACGTCGATACGCCGTGCCGCGGCTCCGCGACACGCGGGCGCCCGCCTTTTTTCTTCGGCGCCTCGTCGCCCATGTCAATAGACCAGCATTTGATATTTCGGCGTCGTGGGCGTCGTTTGGCGCGAGGCGCGATCGAGCGCGAGCACGAGCGCCACGACACCGTCAATGCGATCCGAGGATTTCACTTTCGACGGTTTGATATTGCCGGCGGCGTCCGTCTCAATCGCCACCACGGACACCATACGCCGTAAGACCGGGTTGCCGTCATGCCGCAACGCGCGCCCCAGGATCGTCGCCTCGAGGTTCTTCGTCGGCGCCGACAGCGTCGCATAGCCCTGGCGCAACATGATGCACGTGAGCCCGTCCTGATCGGATAACCGCGTGACGAGGTCTGTGGCGTTCCAGGGATCCACGCCCAGCTCCCGCACGTCATAGCGCGCCATCCACGCCTTGACCACGACGCGAATCGCCTCGTAATCGACCACGGGACCAGGCGACAGCGTGAGCCAGCCTTCGCGCACCCATTGGGCGATCGGCAGATGATCGCGGCGTTCGCGCTCCCCCGCCGTATCCGCCGGAATCACAAAATGGGCGCGCACGTCAAACCCGCCGCCCGTGTCATCAGGAAACACGCCGACGAGCGCCGTAAAATCCTTCGTGCTCGAGAGGTCCGCGCCGAGGTAACAACGGCGCCGCGGGGCGAGTTCTCCCCTCGAGCCCAGGCACGCATCCCACGCCTCGAGCGACAACCAGCGGCTACTCTGTTCGGTCCACTGATTCAGATAGAGCCGGCGAAACGTGTTTTCCTGTTCGGGGATCAATTGCGCGCGGGCGCACGCGGTTCGCATTTCCTCCCAGGAGCGGAAATCGCCGAGCGCCGGATTGCACGCCGCCCAGGTCGATTCCTCGCGCCAGTCCGCGCCCGGCGGCGCCTCGTAGATGATCGACAGAAACGACGGATCGAGCGAGGGATCCGCCTGGATTTTTTTGGCGTAGCTATACAACTCCCAGAGGATCGAATGGCGATCGAAACCCGCCGTGCTGATCGCGATCATCAGCGGTTGATCCCGCGCGCCCGTCGACGAACTCATCACATCCCAGAGTTCGCGCTCTGGCGCCGCGTGCAGTTCGTCGTAAATCACGCGCGAGGCGTTGAATCCGTGCTTGCTATACGCCTCCGCACTGATCGCCCGGTAGACACTCCCCGAGGCGCGATGCACGATCCGCCGTTGCGAATCGACGATCTGCACTTGCGCCGCCAGTTCGGCGTCATTCCTGAGCATTTGCGCGGCGACGTGAAACACCAGCGAGGCTTGATCCCGATCCGCCGCGGCGCTGTAGACTTCCGCGCCCTGTTCCCCATCGAACAACAGCCCATCGATCGCGAGCGCCGCGGCGAGTTCGGTTTTCCCGTTCTTCCGCGGCATCATCAGCAAGCACGTCCGATACTGCCGGCGCCCGCGCGCATCCGTCGTGAACAGCGGGCGCACAATCTCATGCTCCTGCCAGGGGCGCAAGTTGAAGCCCTGCCCGGCGTGCGGCCCTTTGGTGTGCGTGAGCGCGTTAATGATGCGGACCTTGCGATCCGCCATGCTGCCCGGCTCCGCCAGCAGCGACGCCCAGCGCCCGGTTTTTGGGGGCGTGATAATCGGCCGCGGCCAACGGCTACTGCCTGGCCCTCCCATGCGTTGCGCTCCCCTCTCTGAGCTATCCCACACCCTAACCACTAGAGCAGATGAGACTTAGGGCACTCCCCCTTAAAGCTGCGTCTCAG